GCATTATTTTGTTGAGTTTTTGTTTTTGCTTTTTAATTTTCAACTTGAGGCGCCTCCGGCCCAAGGGTCGGTATAGCCCAGTTGTCGTAAAGGGTGTTTGGTAATTGTCAGCAATGGTCTCAGAGGAGGGCCCAGGCGCAATGTCGCCTGGGACACCACCATCACTAGGTGGTTGCCCCATTTGAGTAACAGCATCACCAATCGGTGTTACTGATCTCAACCTCGGTTTTGACTTTGGTAGTAGATTGCTTGATATCGCTGCCCCAACACCAGCAGAAGCATAAATGCCTGCTAGAAAGGGCGCGAAGAAAGCCATCCCACCACGTACTGTTCGATTGCCGTACAGGACTAAATCCCCGTACAATTGACCTCGAAGCCCCTGTGAACGCGTAGAATAATAGAAGTTATTATCGGCCGCGATAAAATCATCTATCGTCTTGGCTCGAGCATAGTCAGCATCATGTTGCCAACAACTCGTGTCAAGCGCACTCACAGGGGCCACATCCCCTACAACACTGGACTGAAACCGACCATTGGACCAGTAAGGCCCACAATAGTTTGTTGTAAAATCCATGTATCTCGTTTTGTTAAGCCGCTACAAATCGACTTTGACGAATTCATCCAACAGATCGTATCGCACACAATCTGTCAGATTTTCAGTCAGGGCTTCTTCAAGCAGTCTCTCAGCAGTGTCGACATCCACACCATAACGCTCATAAAAGAACATTTTCGTGTTGTCGCCAACTGCATGTTGACTAACAGGCAAACTCTTATACCTGCGGTCATCGTGAAACTCCTTGGCTTGTATGTTTCCCACAAGCCCCAAACTGTGTGTGGCGTATTTCCGCAGCACCGGAACATACCCACACTCGAGCTGCAATCCTATGAGCATGCCCTTCACTTCTTCGACCTTGAGTTTACGCAAGGAAAACCCAATCTTCGGCAATCTCTTGCCGATTTTGGGGCCCAAAACGTACCCTCCCTGGACAGGCCAAAAAAGCGAAGAACAATACTCCACCTCGTGCCAAGAATGTGATATCTTGACCTTGGTTGAAAAACCCAAGCGCTTATTAAAGCCCT